CTTAATGGAACGCGGGAAGCTGCGGCATATCCGGAGCGTACATATCACAGAGCGCGTGGTGCAGAGATGCCTGTGCGACGAGATGCTGGTGCCGGTATTCTCTTCGGCCTTCATCTACGACAACGCGGCGAGCCTGAAGGACAAGGGCATCGACTTCGCTATGGACAGGATGAACGCGCATCTGCAGCGGCATTTCCGCAAGCACGGACTGACCGGCGGCGTGCTGGTATATGACTTTTCGGACTATTTCAACTCAGCTCCACACGAGCCGATATACCGGGAAACGGAAAAGCGCATCCACGATGCGCGCATCCGGAACATCGCAAATGGGCTTATGGAGGACTTCGGCAGCAGGGGCTTCGGCCTCGGCTCGCAGGTATCGCAGATAGACGCACTGATGCTGCCAAACAAGCTCGACCACGCCATCAAGGAGAAGCTGGGCGTGAAGGGCTACGGCAGATATATGGACGACGGCTATCTCATCCACGAGGACATCGGACACCTGAAGCACTGCCTTGAAGAGATGCGCCGGGAGTGCGCAGCACTGGGCATCCGCTTCAATGAAAAGAAAACGGCTGTTATCCCCATCACGCAGGGCACCAAGTTCCTGAAGACCAAGTTCAAGCTGACGGAGACCGGGAAGGTGGTGCGGAAGATGAACCGGAAGGGCACACGGAAGATGCGGGAGAAGCTGAAAAAGTTTCGTGCCCGGATGGATGCTGGCACCATGACGGAGGAGGACATCCGCACGGCCTATGAAAGCTGGCGCGGCCATATGCGGCGGGGCGACAGCTGGCGGGCGATGCGCCGGATGGACAAGTACTACAAGAGCTTATACACATAAGGAGGACGACCATGTACGAAATCAGAAAGGGAGATATGGTGGTGGCGCTGACAGAAAAGCCGAACTACATCTACTGCCACGAGGACGGATACTTCGTTCTGTGCGAGGCGGAGATGGCGCAGGGCATCGCTGTGGGCGGCACCGCATACCACCTGTACGGGAAAGCGCCTATGGAGGGCTGCGAGACCGTGCTGCTGGTGCAGAAGGACACCGGCAACATCATCAAGGAAGCGGAGACGGTGAACAACATCACCTTCGTGAAGATGGCGGAGGCCGGAGACATCGACGATGTGACGGCGGGAGAGCACGCGGAGCTGTTCGGCGAGTGGGCATACCCGGTCACATACAAGGAAGGCCAGATGCGCGTTGACCCGGCGGACGGCTGCCTGTACCGCGTGAACGCAGGACAGGGACATACCTCACAGCAGGGATGGAACCCGTCGCTGACACCGGCGCTGTGGACGAAGGCTGCAGACCCGGCGGAGGAATGGCCTGCATGGAGCCAGCCTATCTGCCGCGAGGACAGCTACGGATACGGAGCCAAGACCAGCCACAAGGACAAGCGCTGGACATCCGACTACGAATACAACACATGGGAGCCGGGTGTGCACGGATGGACGGAGGCGACGGAGGAATGATGGAATACATTATCCCAGCCGCAGCGCTCATCATCGTGGCAGTCATTGAGGCGGTGGCTGCGCACGAGCGGAAGTTGACCAAACAGGAGCGCAAGGCGGCGGAAGAAAAGGCTGCCAAGGAAAAGAAACTGGCAGCGGAGCACGAGAAGGCCAGAGAGCAGATGATGGTGCTGGTCATCCAGAGCACCCGCGCATCTATCGCGCTGGGAGAATCCACAGCCCACGCCCTGCAGCGCGGATACACCAACGGCGATATGGAGGCTGCGCTGGACTACGCCATCAAAATCAAGCACGAGCAGAAGGACTTTTTGGCAAAGCAAGGCATCCATGCCATGTGGGAGTGAGGTGGGAGATATGGCGGGCAAGCACCTTGAAAAGAAAGAAAAGACCACAACCACAAAGCGCATCGTGTGGGTATGCCTCATCAACGGCATTTGCTGGGTATGGTGCAGCTACGGCCTCGCCTACCTCGGCCGCACGAGCATCGCGGAGAGTTTGAGCAAGGTGGCTATCACTGAAATCATCGGCGTGGTGCTGGTCTACTGCCTGAAGAGCCTGTGCGAGAACATCAGCAAGAACAACCTGTGGCCGGACAAAACGGCCGAAAAGAAAACCGACGACAGAGAAATCTGAGAAAGGAGCACACCATGAACGAAAAGTTTACAAAGAGACTGGCGAACCTCATCAGCGTGAAGAGCATCGTGACCATCGTGCTGACGGGCGTATTTGCTTATATGGCAATCGTGGGAAAAATCAGTCAGGACTTCATGATTATCTACACCACCATCATCGCCTTCTACTTCGGCACGCAGACCCAGAAAATCAGCGATGCCGTCAGCGAGAGCAAGGAGGAAAAGTGACATGAGCAACAGTTCTCTTATCTGCTGCACCATTCTTTCGCCCAACCACTCCGGGAAGCGCAAGCACGCCATCGACACCATCAGCATCCACTGCATGGCGGGGAATCTGAGTGTGGAGAGCTGCGGCAATCTGTTCAAGAACCCGGAACGGCAGGCCAGCTCCAACTATGGCATCGGCTCGGACGGGCGCATCGCGCTGTATGTGGACGAAGGGAACCGGAGCTGGTGCACTTCCAGCAGCAGCAACGACCACCGCGCCATCACTATCGAGGTGGCGAACACCGTGGCGGAGCATCCGTGGCCGGTATCGGAGGCGGCCTACGCGTCGCTCATCGACCTGTGCACGGACATCTGCAAGAGAAACGGCATCAAGAAACTGCTGTGGCAGGGCGACAAGAGCCTCATCGGTCAGGTGGACAAGCAGAACATGACGGTGCACCGCTGGTTTGCAAACAAGGCCTGCCCCGGCGAGTGGCTGTACGAGCGCCACGGAGAAATCGCAGCAGAAGTAAACAGACGGCTTTCGGAACAGGAGGATGACGATATGGACAAGGCAAGATTCACGGAGCTTTTCAATGAGATGCGCCGCGACCTGCAGGACAATGACTGCGGGCAGTACAGCGAGGAGGCCAGAAACTGGGCAACGGAGACCGGCCTCATCCTCGGCGGCGGAGACCTCAACGGAGAGCCAAACTATATGTGGCAGGACATGATGACGCGCGAGCAGTTCGTCACCGTGCTGTACCGCTTCGCCAAGATGATGGGCATGGCGTAAGGAATACCGGGGAAGGTCTGGAAACAGGCCTTCCCTATCCTGCTGTAAGGAGGCGAGACTATGCCAAGCAATCTTTTGAACGCAGACACTTCCTTTCCGCAGTTCACGGAAGGACAGAGTGACAAGGAAAAAATCGAAAAAATCACAAGCTATCTCTTCATGCTGCTGGAGCAGCTGCGATACAGTCTGAGCAATCTGGACAAGGAGAACTTCAACGACGCGGGCTTCGATGAAATCGTGGACATTATCACGGAGCCAGTCTACATCCAGCTGGCGGACGATGAGCAGCGCATCACGGCACTGCAGGTGACGGCGCAAGGACTGAGCGCCCGTATCAGCGACGCAGAGGGCAATATTACGGCGCTGACGGCCACATCCACCAGCCTGACATCCAGAATATCCTCGGCGGAGGGAAGCATCTCTACGCTGCAGCAGACGGCCACGAGCCTGACGAGCCGCATCAGCGACGCAGAGGGCAATATCTCCACACTGAGCCAGACGGTGAACGGCCTGACGCTGAGCGTATCAAACGGCAGCAGCAGCTCCACCATCCGGCTGATGGCAAACGGCGTGCAGCTGAGCAGCCAGTCTATCTACTTCTCCGGCATGGTGACTTTCACCGACCTGTCTACCAGCGGCTGGACGACCATCAACGGCGACAACATCACCACCGGCACCATCGAGGCCATCGACATCTACGGCTGCAACATCGAGGGCAGCACCTTCCGCAGCATCCTGCGCGCCAACAGCGCCATCGGCGGCGAAATCGAGATGTGCTATCTGAACACGAGCTATGTGGCGGGCGGCATCCGACTGGATGACCAAGGCGCGGGCACGGAGTATGAGCGACAGTACAGAATGTTCATCTACACAGACACCATTCTGGGCGTGCCCTTCTGCATGAAGATACACAGCGCCAACGGCATGAGCATCGACAGCGACGAAATCATCGCGATTATGGCAGAGGGAAACATCACCATCCGGGGACCGGAGATAAGGCTGTGGGGCGATGTGTACTACAACGGCACGCTGCTGGATGACCTGCTGGGCAGCGGAGAGTAAAGAAAGGAGACCACCATGTATTTGATTCAATGCGTGAACGCATATATGGCGACTGCATACCTGATGGAGAAGGAGTGGGACTATGAGACCGCATACGCGCTGGCGCGGCTGAAGCGGGCGCTGCAGCCCCATGTGGACTTCTTCACGCAGGAGGAACAGAAACTGATTCAGGAATACGGCGCAAAGGACGAGAAAGGCCGCGTGGTATTCACGGAGCGGGGCACCTTCAACTTCGCAGACCCGGAGAGCGCACCGGAGTACAACAACAGGCGCTTCAAGCTGGGGCAGGTGCAGGTGGAGCTGGAGTGGAAGGTGAAGACACTGCCGCGACCGGAACGCATCAAGCCGGTGCATCTGGAGGCACTGGAGGGCTTCATCGACTTCGGAGGTGAGGAATAATGGCAATCGGACTACCGAGCATGGCCTACTCCGACGGCATCCGCAAGTATAAGCAGACGGAGTTCAAGGGCTACAACCACCAGCTGAGCGCACAGGACGGCGAGCTGTGGGACATGGAGAACCTGACGGGAGACTACTACCCCCTGCTGGCACCGCGCAGGCAGCGCTATATCGTGGCGCAGCTGACCACACCAAACGGATTTTACACCCACGACGGCCTATTCTGGGTGGACGGCACCGGCTTCTACGCAGACGGCGTGCTGAAGGGCACCGTGACAAACGACAGAAAGCGCTTTGCATCGCTGGGCGCATACATCGTCATCCTGCCGGACAAGAAATACTACAACAGGCTGACGGGAGAGTTTGGAGACATCGAGGCCGCATGGAGCGGGAGCGGGAAAATCCAGAACGGCACCTATGTGGAGGAGGCGGCGGAAGCCAACACCATCTATGCGCAGGGCGCTGCGTGGAGCGGGCGCTTCTCCGTGGGCGATGCGGTGGAAATCTCCGGCTGCACCGCGCATCCGGAGAATAACAAGACCATCATCATCCGGGAAATCGACGGAGACTATCTGCGCTTCTACGAAAACAGCTTTGTCATCGCTGACGACGGAGACACGGAAAATAATATGGCACTCCGTCGCGCGATGCCTGATGTAGACTTTATCTGTGAAAATGAGAACCGGCTCTGGGCGTGCAAGGGCGACACCATCTACAGCAGCAAGCTGGGCGACATCTTCAACTGGAATGTGTTTGACGGTGTGGCGACGGATAGCTTTGCGGTGGATGTGGGCAGCGCGGGAGACTTCACCGGCTGCTGTGCCTACCTCGGATACCCGGTGTTCTTCAAAGAGGAGCACATCTACAAGGTCTACGGCGACAAGCCAAGCAATTATCAGGTGATGGGCAGCGCGAGCCTCGGCGTGGAGACCGGCAGCGACCGGAGCATCGCCATCGCGGGCGAGATGCTGTTCTACCTGTCCAGAGTGGGCATTGTGTGCTACACCGGCGGCATCCCGCAGAGCGTGGCGGCCAACTTCGGCACCCAGCGCTTCAAAGATGCCATCGGCGGCAGCGACGGCACAAAGTACTATGTATCCATGCGGGACACGGAGGACGAGTGGCACCTGTTCGCCTACGACACAAGGAGAAATCTGTGGCACCGGGAAGACGGTCTGCAGGCCGTGGGCTTCGGATGGAACGAGGAGCTGTACTTCCTCGACGCGGACGGCATCCTGTGGCTGAGCGGGAACGCGCGGACGATTCCGGAAGGCGCAGAGATAGAGCCATTCGTGCAGAGCGTGGCAGAGTTCGGAGACTTTGTGGAGAAAGACCCCAACCACAAAGGGACTGCAAAGCTGCAGGTGCGCATGGAGCTGGATGAGGATGCCAGCGTGACCATCGAGATGCAGTTTGACAGCGACGGCATCTGGCGAGAGGTAAAGACGCTGACCACGGCAGTGAAGCGCAGCTTCTACCTGCCTATCATCCCGCGCCGGAGCGACCACTTCCGCATCCGCTTCCGGGGCATCGGAGAATGGCGGCTGTATTCGCTGGTACGCGAGAGCTACAGCGGCAGCGAGCTATGAGAAAGGAGACAGATATGGCATCGAAATATACATACGAAGACTTCACCAAGGCGGCGACTGCGGCGGGGCTGATGGGCAACTTCTCGGAAGCTGACCTGCGGCTGGCACAGAGCAATCCTGATGCGGGCATGAGCATCCTGCAGTACAAGCAGGACTACCGCAACGCCACCACGGACGAAGCGAGAGCGCTGGCAAACCTCGGCGCGGAGGGCGTGCGCAGCAGCTACGGCAACTACACCGGCGGAAATGACGGCGGCGGCTTCTACCTCGACCCGCTTTCTCCCGGCAGCTTCAACGCAGGGACTGCGCCCACCTACACCAACAACTACGCGGGAGACATCGCGGCGCTGTACGAGCAGCAGAAGAACTACGGAAGCTACGACTACGGCATCCCGCAGCCGGAATACACCAACCGATACGACGCGACTATTCAGGATTTGCTGGGGCAAATCGTCAACCGGGAGGCGTTTTCCTATGACCCGGCCACAGACCCGCTTTACGGCCAGTACCGCAAGCAGTATGCGCGAGAGGGACAGAGAGCCACGGCGGATGCACTGGGCGCGGCGGCTGCGGCATCCGGCGGCATCGCATCCAGCTACGCGAACACGGCAGCGGCGCAGGCGGGCAACTACTACGCAGCCCAGATGACAGACAAAATCCCGGAACTGTACCAGCTGGCCTATAACAAGTATCTCAGCGACTACAACATGAAGCTGAGCGACCTCGGCGCGGTGCAGGGCGCAGAGCAGAGCGACTACGACAAGTTCCTCAACGAGCTGCAGCAGTACAACACCAACCGAACCTTCGACTACAACGCATGGCTGGATGAGTACAACATGATTAACAACAACCTGCAGACTGCGAGCGGGCTGGAGCAGCTGGAGTACACCAAGTACCTCAACGACCTAAACCAGTACAACACCGACAGAGAGTTCAACTACGGCGTGCTGCTGGATGAAATCAACAGCCAGACGGCCGAAAGGAACGAGGCTATGAACAAGGCGTTGACGGCGGCAGAGTACGGCGACTATTCCTTCCTGCAGGACATGGGCATCAACACCGCCAACAACCCCACAGACTGGGAGCGACAGTACAATCTGGCGCTGCTGGCAGCGGAATACGGAGACTTCTCCGGGCTGCAGGCGCTGGGTATCAATCCGGATGCGGCGGGGCTGGCGAGCTTCAACAACGCGGCGAAGGGCAAGACCGGCACCACCGGCGGCGGAAATCCGACGGGAACGCCCACCGGCGCGCCTACACCCACTCCGACACCCACGGCACTGAGCGACGCAGATATTCAGGCATTGACCGGATATTACGGCGGCACAGAGCTGACGGATGCCCAGTGGAACGAGATTCTGGCGAACAATCCCTCGCTGACGGATGCGGTGCTGTCTCAGGCGGGCTTCACAAAGAGGGGCGCACCGGAGGAAGAGGAAGAGACCGGCGGC